ATCAATTACTGCTATATGCATTTCGTCCGCGCCAGTTGCTAATCCTTTTCCTTTTACGTAATCGGATGTACTAGGTGCTGCTTCGAATTGGCCTGCTTGAGTCCAACCTCCGAATGCAGTTGCGTTAGTACAAACTTCTACTTGAAGGGAATTACCAATAGCGCCAGGGTATTTAGCAATCCATTGACCGTCTGTGCCGGCCGCTAGTGTTGCTTGGTCATACTCTGTTTCGTTAGATACGAGTCTTCCAGTAGTTCCGCCTGTAGCGTTTACTGCTGTACTTCCAACTCCTCTAACCACTTTTAATGCGTTACCATACTTTAAAAAAGATGCCGCATTCAAAAAGTGTTTCGCTGTGTCTGCATCAATGGGTGCACCGAACTTTTCAGCTAGTTCGTTTTCAGAACCTACGGTTACAACCTCACTTGCTGGACCCCAGACGAATGCTCCTGCGAATCCACCAATGCTGGTTGATACGGCTGGAACTACGTTCGTTGCGTCAATTTCCTTGACTTGAACGCCTGGTGATACTTGAAATGCCATCGCTTTATCCTCTCTTTGAGTTAGTTAATAAGTTTCATAATACGTATATTCACTAGTATTATTTATAATTTTTACTATTTTATAAGCCTTAATGGTCTGTTGAATCGTTTGCTTCTACCACATTGCTTAGTATAAAGCGTTTATTTGGGTTAACTGCAACCTTAAATTTGGTCATTAATTTACGATTAACTAACATTTCGGACGCCGTGTCCTTGGTAGATAATCCTATTTCTGCATTATAACGTTTGTTGTTAAATATAATTGTGTGTTCTATTACAGGTCTTCTATCAAATGGTTTTAAACCTCTTTTTGGTTCAGATACATATAATACTTCACTCTTAAATGATGCACCATTTTTAGTCCATTTTACATAATCGCCATCAGCTTCCATGCTGTCGACATGTAGCATAGTAGCAGTAGCACTATTACCAGTATCAAACTTCGCCCTAATAGGGTCACTTTCCATACCTTCTAATTGTATGCTTTCAATATATCCTGCCTCTTGTCTCATTAGAGCTCTTCTGGTTCTCTCATCTGAATATATGTTTAATATATGTTCTATTGTTTCTTCATCAGAAATCTTTTTAGTGGATTTTTGAGTTGTATAATCGTAACCCATAAAGTGAGAACGAATACCAGGACTGCCGTTTACTTCTAATATATATGATGTACCTTTATATACACAATGGTCAACACCACAATACGAGGCTCCACTACTTCTAGCTGCATTTACAACTAATTCTTTTTCTTCGTCTGATAGTTTATACGGTCTTGTATCTGCACCTAAGTGAACATTGTTTCTAAAATCTTTTTCTTCTTTTTGTCTAACCCTTTCAGCAGCACCAATAATTTTACCATTTACTAATAAAGTTCTAACATCTGAACTTACATCTAAAAATTCTTGTAATAGAATAGATGCATCGTATTTCCATAGAGATTGACATACAGAAACTAATGAACTCATATCGTTTACTTTAGCTACGCCAACTCCTTGAGTACCAGTCAGTGTTTTAATAATTACTGGAAATTTACCACCAATTCTTCTATGAGCATCTTCAATTGATTTAACATTATTTACAATAGATGTTTTAGGTATGGTTATATTATTTCTTTCTAGTGCAATAGCGTTTGACATTTTATTACTACATAACATCATAGATTCTAAATCATTTACCAAGAAAAATCCAATAGTTTGTAAAGATGATACTAATGATTGTGAAGTTAAACTTTCAACAGCTCCACCTCTTACAAAAATAAGTGTATTACTTGTTTCTATATCTAATGAATTGTCTTCACCATCATAATTTTGAATAGTTACTTTACCAATTTCAACGTCTGACGCTGAAATAAAAGCCTCATTAACATCAATAAGTTCACATGAAATTTTCTTTTTCTTTGCAACCTTTTTAAGCAAATTAGCAAACGTGCCATCAGCATCACCATAACCTAATATGGCAATTTGCATATCCTCAATAGGAATATCCTCTGTTTGCTCTGTTACTGTAAAATAATCGTTAAACTTTTCCATTAGAAGCTCTGTTTCCACTCTTGCTCAAACCAGATGTTTCCATCATCGTCCTTTATACCTTTATTTATACCTACTGGATTACCATCATCTATATAACCAAACGGTAGCATATCATCTTGTATTGCTGCTAACTTTTCTCTAAATAATAAATCTTTCATATCGATATTAGATAAATTTTCAAATATATCGGTTGATGTAAACCATGCAAATAAAACTAAATTCATCATAAGGTCATCATGGTTTGGCGGTGATGCTTGATAAGAATTACCTTTCATCACAAAGGTACTTAATTCTACAATTGTATTAGAATCGTGTATATCTATTCGTTTTGTTTCTATTAAATCTTTTATATTTGAGCATCCAATTCTTTTTACTCTTTTAGTCATCGTACAACCTAAAGCATTTGCCTTAATACTAGATTCTACAAACATATTTTCATATTCTAAATCGTAATATAATCCATTACATACGACTGAACCAGCATCGTTACTTTCAATTACTACATAAGCATCATTAAAAGTTGATGCATATTTGTATATAATGTCTGGAAATAATATAGGCGATAAAGTATTATCTCTAAATACTGCTACTTGATTAAATGGTTTTGTAGTGACATCTATAATTGTAAATGTACTATAATCTTGATTACGACCCTTAGATACGTCAACCGTCATTACATATTCATGTTCTGGTTCTGGCTCAGCATATATCCAAACATTTTCTTTATAGTATAATGGGTCTCTAGACATTTGTCGCATTAAATGATTTGCATCAATTAATGTATTACCTCTTCCATGGAATGTATTACCAAATTCTTGGTCAAACTGTAGTTCAGAAGTATTTGCGACCGTTTGCTGTTTCCATTTTTCGTCTCTTCCTGGCACATCCCACCAATCAACTCTTAATGGTACAAATTCATTAGTACCTTGAGCCGCGCCTTCCCACAATTTATGATATACGTTACCTACACCATTTGCAGTAGACGTAATAATAACCTTTGCGTCTGTACCAGATGAAACCACCGGATATGTTGATTTATAGAACTGCGCATCTTTTTCTACAAAGGCAAACTCATCGAGGAATAGTAAATTAATAGATAAACCCCTGATAGAACTACCAGATGTTGCAGCAGCTACAATCTTACTATTATTACTAAATTCAAGTGAACCTTTATTTAATGCTTTAGTTCCAGGCTGTAAAAAGAATGGTAAATTTTCTAGTGCAAGTGTAATACGTGCCAACATTTCTCTGGCAACTGCACCTTTGTTAGCTAATATTGCTATGGTTTTTTCTGGGTTGAATATTGCGTACCATAATAAAAAGACTACAGATGAAATTGATTTACCACTTTGTCTACAAGCTAAAACAATATTAAATCTGTTATCTTTAAATTGTTGAAACATCTTCTCCTGATAAGGATATAAATCAAATGGAACTAAACCTTCATCAAGAGAAATAACTTTTACATAAGTCCTTGCAAAATACGCTGGGTCTTGCATACACTTAGCGTATTCTTGTACTTCTGCTTTTGTAAACTGAGTTTCTACTCCGTCTCTTTTGACGGAAGGATTACCTAAGTAACCAAACTCGCTATTCTTTATCCTCTGCATCGATTACTATATTATCCTTATTTGTATCTAATAAAGCTCTTTGTAGTTCTGTTGTACTACCAACAAAAACATTATTCTGTGTCAATTTCTGCTCTTGTCTTTTCTTGTCATCGTCTTCTTTATTTAATTCTTTTTTAGCTTTCTGTAAAGACATAAGCTTTTCAGTAGTATCACCAATGTCTTTTATAGATTTAGATAAAACTTCAAATGCTCTTGGGCTTTCAGCTTCTCTGGCGAGTTGTGATAGTGCATCAAGGGATTGTACACCAGTTCTTATTAAGTCTTTATATGTTGCTCTTGAAAATTCATAATCGTCCTTTATGTCTTTTTTATCAACATAATCTTTTTGTCTTTTCACTGGCAAATTCTTTTCTAAAGAATCTTTTAACTTATTTAGTTTTTCCATTAATCATCATTAGGATTATTATCAATTGTAGTTGTTACGGTATAACTTTCTGCCGTATCTGTATTACCAACTGTAAAATCCATCTCCTCAAACATGTTTGTATTATTGCTAGTTCCAAACTTTTCCAAATCAATATTAATTTCTCTAATTAAACCAACATCTCCTGTAGGTCCATAGAATTTCATTTTCATAGTAAAATCCATTTGATAGATTAATACTCTTCTCGTAACAAGGTCTGCTTCATAATCATCTTGAATTGTTACGCTGTTTAAAATAACTGGGACATCCTGTTTCATATCGAAACCATCAATAGGTTTAATAGTAACAGTATAATCCGGTTGGAAATATGGAATGATTTGTTCTATAATTTGTAAGCCATCATCCTGGTTTTTAACCATTGCATATAATGACATTGATATATCGTATGAAGCATAATTTTTTATTGTCTTTCTTTTAGTAACGTCACTACCATGTGCTTCTACTATTTTATTTAGTTTACCTAATGATTGATTAGTATCTTTTTCTACACCAGTAATTTCAAAAGCTAATCTTGGTAGTTTAATTGCTAACGGTGCTTCAAAGCCACCTTCTTGGTCTAACCTAGCTAAAAACTTTTGTTTAGGTCCGTATGCTAATGGTACCTTTATTTGATTAAGTACACCGCCACTACCATCTTTTCTGATTACACTTATGTTATTAAACAGTGTACCAAAAACAGCTACTGCCTTTCTGGTTGTTGCGTGGTAAAAATGACCTCCAAACATTAGTAACTCTCCGATGGGTCGCCGAACGGATTAGATTCCGTAAAGTCTATAAAATTATCTGCTACATGCTCAAACGATACATTATCAGCTCCACCATCAGATGGAAATACGTTATCGTCATCATTATCGCCTATATCATATACCTTTGTAATTGTACTTGAATAACTATTTTCAGAACCAACTATTGGCTTAGTGGCTGAAGCTACAAATTGTCTATAAGTTTCTGAGCCGCTTACACCAATATTAGCAACTGTAATTTTTGCAGCATTGCCAGATGTTTTAGTTACGGAAGCCACTTCAGCAAATATTGATATGCCAGTTTCTAGTTCTTGCGTTACTGTTTCACCAACCACAAAGTGTTGGTCTCCAGTACCTAGTGTTATATTCATAGCAATTTGATATGCCTGTGATACTGTTTTAGTATCTATTTCAGCAATGCCTGTATCAAAGTCTTCATCTGAGAACTCGAATAATGTGCATGATAATTTATA